AGTCTAACCCGCTAAATAATATGAGCAACTATTACCAGGAGAAAATGGGATGGCACTACAATCACCAGGCGTACAAGTTACGGTAATCGACGAGAGTTTTTATACACCAGCTGAACCTGGTACAACTCCTCTTATCGTTGTAGCAACTGCGCAAGATAAAATCAACGGAGCTGGCACAGGCACAGCTTCCGCAACAACACAAGCCAATGCTGGCAAGGCATTTAAACTAACCAGCCAACGAGATCTAGTAGATCTGTTTGGTGTACCGTTCTTTGAACAGACAGCAAGTTCTACTCCAATTCACGGATCAGAACGAAACGAATATGGACTACTAGCAGCATACAGCTTGCTAGGGGTCAGTAATGCAGCATTTATTGTACGTGCAGATATTGATCTAGATCAACTAGAAGCACAGGCAGACGCTCCGGGAGCTAACCCTTCAAACGGCCAATGGTGGATTGACACACAGGCTACATCTTGGGGTATTCAAGAGTGGAACGGTCAAGCGGCCGCAGTGCCAAACGGACAAAAGTTTTCCAACAAGGTACCTCTGGTACTAACAGATGCAGATTATCCATCCAAGATTGAACTTAACGGAAATGCACCTAGAGAATCTGTAGGACAGATTGGCGACTATGCTGTAGTTTTCCGTACAGTAGAAGGTGACACCAGTTTTGGTGCAGAACAAGAATACGCTAGAATCTATTACAAGTCCCCAGGAAATGGCAATGCAGGCGGCGTTGGCTTAGCAGTTGCAGCAGGAGAGTGGGTATTAGTTGGATCAAATGAATGGAAAGCAAGTTGGCCAGTAGTGGTTAGTAATACTGTAACTGGATCAGTTGCAGGCGAATTGCTAATTAACGGATCTTTAGTATCTGCTGCAGGTACAATATCAAATATTGCTACAAACATTAGAGCAGCAAATATCACCGGTGTAACTGCTCAAGAAATAGGCAACAGACTTTACATCTACGCTAACGGATATACTTCAGATACAGAAGACAGCACTTGGGGTCAAGGTGGTATTACTATTTCTAATTCTACAGGGACTCCATTAGCTACCTTGGGCATTGTTGGTGGAAAATATCTCAGTCCAAGACTGCAACAAACTCCACATACTACTGTGCCTGTATATAAGATTTCAGATTTACCTGATACAATTAGCGGTGCACCAAGTGGTTCTGTATGGATCAAAACTACAGAACCCAACAACGGTGCTCGTTGGAGTGCTAAACGTTGGAGTTCAGCTACACTATCTTGGGTAAACGTCGATGCTCCTATCTATGCAACTACAACATCAGCTCTGTATTTTTTAGATCGCAGCGGCGGTGGTGCAAATATTGATGAAAATGCACTATTTGTACAGAGTAATGCTACTGAAACAGCCGGATTTGATGCATCACCACCAACAGCGGTATTCCGTACATGGTATAGAAATGTTACTGCCGGTACTGCTACTAGCATTACTTCAAATCTTATTACTACAGGCGGAGTATCAGGAAACGCATCATTTACATTGGCAGAATCTTTAAAAGGCCAGTTAGCTTTAGACACAGCTAGAACTATTAGTATGTCTTCATCAAACCTTGTACCGAACCAACTATTAGGAACTGCGGAAGATGCTAATATTATAGCAGCGGCAATCAATGCAGCAGGATTTACTAATATTGTGGCTTCTGTAACCGCAGTTAGTTCAACTGCAAATAGGCTGACTATTTCTCATACGCTAGGCGGTGATTTTACACTAACTGATATAGTAGGTACACGCATAGCAACTGATTTTACAGAGTACGACTTAGATTCACGTACAGGTACAGAAAATTTCTATGCACCAGCAGACAGCAATGCAGTGACTTATGATTATTTGGCATCTGGATGGAAGCCACTAGCAGCCACAAATCCAAGATTTGCAGCATCACCTGACGCACCATTAAACGAGCCACTAGACGGACAGTTATGGTTTAATCAAAACTATTCAGAAGTAGATCTTATGGTACACAACGGTAATACTTGGGTAGGTTACAGACATGCTACAGCACCATTTCCTGCAGGAGTAAATAACACCACAGCAAGAGCAAATTATGCTCCTATCGTTTCAGCTTCAAATCCTTATGTAGGGGGTGGTTCGGGTGTAGCAACTCAAACTGGTGACTTATGGATTAGTACCGCCGATTTAGAAAATTTCCCAACTATCTATAGATACAATCTTAATTTAACAGATATTGCAGATTTCTCACAACGCTGGGAACTAGTAGATAAATCGGATCAAACTACAGAAGACGGCGTATTGTTTGCAGATGCTCGTTGGGCAACCAGCGGCTCGTCAACAACAGAATCAACTATTGTTGATTTACTAATCGACAACTTCTTGGACCCGGACGCACCGGATCCAGCACTGTATCCAAAAGGAATGTTATTATGGAATCTACGCCGAAGCGGAGGAAACGTCAAACAGTATGCTAACGGATATGTTGACACAACCGTTAGAAATCCTAGAACAAACAGTAACACATTGACTGGAGATGCATATGGTAGCGAACTAGGCGACTCTATGGCATCCTATTGGACAGACCGTTGGGTAACTGCTTCAGGCAATAACGAAGATGGTTCAGGAACATTTGGTCGTCATGCACAGCGTAAAGTTGTTGTACAGGCACTAAAGAGTGCAGTTGATACAAGTTCAGAAATCCGCGACGAAGAGCGTCGTAACTTTAATTTGATTGCTGCTCCAGGATATCCAGAGCTGTTAAGCAATCTTGTTAATCTAAACATTGATCGTGGGGTTACTGCGTTTGTTATCGGTGACACACCATTGCGTTTAGCCAGCGATGCCACAAGTTTAACCACATGGGGTACTAATGCTAATCTAGTCACAGACAACGGTGACGATGGTATTGTTACATTTGACGAATACGCAGCAGTATTTTATCCAAACGGATTTACCACAGACCTAAGCGGCGCATCGGCAGTTGTACCAGCAAGTCACATGATGTTGAAAACAATCACACTAAGCGACAATGTAAGTTATCCTTGGTTTGCTCCAGCAGGAACACGTCGTGGTGGTATTACCAACGCAACAGCAGTTGGATATATCGACGCAGCCACAGGTGAGTTTCAAACAGTAGCATTGAACGAAGGTCAACGTGATACACTTTATGATTTAAAAGTTAACCCAATCCCATTCTTTAACGGTGTTGGCTTAGTTGCATACGGTCAAAAGACTCGTGCAAGAAACGCTTCAGCATTAGATCGTATTAACGTAGCACGTTTGGTTGTGTACTTACGCAGTCAGCTAAACAAACTTGCTCGTCCATATATCTTTGAACCTAATGATAAGATTACACGTGACGAAATCAAACAGGCAGTTGAAAGTCTATTGCTTGAACTGGTAGGATTACGAGCACTATACGACTTTGCGGTTGTTTGTGATGAAAGCAACAATACTCCAGCAAGGATTGATCGTAACGAACTATATGTTGACATTGCGATTGAACCTGTTAAGGCAGTTGAGTTCATTTACATTCCATTGCGTGTCAAGAACACAGGAGAAATTTAAAAATGGCAATTACATCACTTAACAACCTAGGAATTCCAACCCAAAATACAGCAGGCAGCACGCAAGTGTTGCTGATGCCTAAGTTAAAATATCGCTTTAGGGTCACATTGTTAGGGTTTGGAGTTGCCGCAGCAACTGAACTAACAAAGCAGGTTCAAGAAGTTACACGTCCAAAAGTTTCATTTGAAGAAATGACTTTAGATGTTTATAACTCTAAGGTAAAACTTGCTGGTAAGTATTCATTAGAAAACGTAACGCTAACACTGCGTGACGATGCTAGTGGTCAAGTACAGAAACTAGTTGGTCAACAGATCCAGAAGCAGTACGACTTTATGGAACAGGCTTCAGCTCGTTCAGGTATTGACTATAAGTTTACCATGCGTATTGAAGTTCTAGACGGTGGTAACGGTACATTGGTTCCAGAAACTCTAGAAACTTTTGAACTGTATGGCTGTTTCCTACAGAACGTAGACTACGGTGATGCTAACTATGCTACTAACGAACACATGACCGTTGCACTAACAATGGCCTACGATAACTTGGTACAGTTTGCAGCAGGCGCAGCTGCTACAAGTCCAATCGGTGGTATTGGTGCAGCAGTAGGACGTTCACTTGGAGAGGCAGTAACTGGTGCTTCAACAACACAAGGGTAATTAAACTTGAAATCAAAGAAAGCTCGATTTATTCGAGCTTTTTTTGTGACATAAATATTATTATGGCCAACTATTTTACAAGATTTCTAACCGGTGTTGCTGAGGGAGTGCTGAACCCCAAAGGGCAACAGGCAAATTGGCAACACGCCACTCGACTGTTTATAGACAACAGCATGAGGTTAGCACCTCGAACCAAATTTAACTACTATGTGAGATTTGAGCTAAACAAGTTTGCAATTAGAGCACCATCGTTTACCAACAATCATGCAGAAGAAATAGGACTATTAGTTAAGACTGCAGATTTACCCAAATTTACTTTTGATTCAGTAGTTAAGAATCAATACAACAGAAAAAAAATACTCTACAAACAGATCAATTATGATCCAGTGAGTCTTACCTTTCACGATGATGCTGCGGGAGTAATCAATGCTATGTGGGCCATTTATTACGGCTACTATATTGGCGACAGACAAAATCCAATGGCAGCTTATGAAGCCAATCATCTACGGCCGACCAAAACAGTCAAAGACAATTTCCGTTACGGTATGGACAACGATATTACAGAGCCATTCTTTAAAAGTGTTAGCATCTATACTATGAGTCGTAGAAGATTCTTAGGCTACACGTTAGTCAATCCAAGAATCAAATCATGGAGTCACGGCAACATGGACTACGCTGCATCAGAGTTTAATGATAACTCGATGAGTCTTGAGTATGAAGCAGTAAAATATTCTGCAGGACAAGTTCGCTACAATAATCCCAAAGGGTTCGCCACCTTACATTACGATTCAGTGCCAAGTCCTATTACAGTAGCAGGTGGCGGTGTAGCTACACTCACAGGTGACGGCGGAGTACTTGACGGCATTGAACAGATCTTTGGTAATATTGAAAACGGTGTGGCCTTTGACAGCTTTGGCGGATTCCTAGGCACAGCAATCGGCGCTATCAATACCTACAAAAATGTTAGGCAGCTGTCGTCGGCACAGCTAAAATCAGAAGCTATTAACATTCTTAGCAATCCTCGAAACATAGGCACAGCAATTTCAACTGTGGGAGGGGTTATTGGCAGCGTGTTTCCAAAAAGCGCATCTACCGAACCAATCACCACCGGTGTACAACGTAAACTAACAGGACAATAATATGGCAACTAATCTGCCAAGTCAAGTAATCGAAGACAGTGCTGCTGGTACAAAATTATATTTTGATTCCTACGGCGAGGCCGCACTAGAGTTTAATGCCAACGACGTTACCTATACTCAGGCTTTTTTTGAATCCAAGGGATTTGACGGCGACGCAGCTACTACAGTGACTATGACACTGCTAAGACAGGCAAAAATAGATGGTACCCCAATTGGTCAGATCTTAGATAGTCTGCAGTCATTTACTGGATCACAGCTCAGTCAAGTAGTCAGTGAAATCCTTAACAATAATCGTGTACCTACTTCTATATTGGGATATAAAACTGCAGACGTAAAACCTAATCAAATAAGAAACATCGCAGCCTAACTATGAAATTTGCACAAGGTAGATTTGAAATGAAAAATCCTGCCAAGTACGTGGGAAAGAAAATGCCGCTGGCTCGAAGCTCGTGGGAATTTGTTTTTATGCGAATGCTAGACGAACATCCAGGAGTACAGAGTTGGGCCAGTGAATCAATACAAATTCCGTATCGCGATCCCTTAACTGGTAAAAGTACAATCTATGTGCCAGACTTTTTTGTAGTATATGTAGACAAGAATCAAAGTAAACATGCAGAAGTTGTAGAAGTAAAACCACTAAGCCAAACTAAATTAGAAAATGTAGGCAAGAGCCGATATAATCAAGAACAGTATGTTAAAAATTTAGCCAAATGGGAAGCTGCTGGCGCCTGGTGCAAGCAGCAGGGCATTAAATTTCGCATAGTAAATGAAGGCGATATTTTCCACCAGGGCGGCAAACGGAAATAAGTACAGTATGACTAAAAAACTAGAAGAACTGTTTAATTTAGATACTACTGAAATAGCTGAGCCTGTCCCTGAACCTGCAAAAGTACCAGTGCATCAAGAAGTTCGCAGCATCGATGATCAATATCGTGCAGTTCAAGAAATTACTCGAGGCCTGCCACAGATCAAAGAACTAGACGAGTTAGATGATAAAGAACTTGATCACCTAGCTACTAAAGCCGAACAGGCCTATGACGATTTAATGGATCTAGGCATGAATGTTGAAGTTCGCTACAGCGGCCGTATTTTTGAAGTAGCCAGCTCTATGATGGGCAATGCTATTGCAGCTAAAACGGCTAAAATTGACAAAAAACTCAAAGCTGTCGATCTGCAACTTAAAAAGTTAAAAATTGACAAAGATTCTAATGATGATCCTAATGATATTATTAACGGACAAGGTTACGTAATTACCGATCGTAACGAACTGCTTAAGAAATTGGGTCAAAAGGACTAAATACTACTATGAAAACTTTTAAAGAATATCTTACCGAAAGCAAAAAAGTCTATAACTTTAAGGTAAAAGTTGCTGGCGAACTTCCTGAAAAATTTCAAGAAGGACTAACTGCACGATTAGGTCGATGCGGTGTAATGAGTGTTAAAAAATTAACCTCAACGCCAATACAAGAAAGCCCATTAGATTTTCCAGAACTAACTAACATGGAAGTTACAGTATTTGAAGTTATCTGTGAATATCCAGTAACTAGCCCTGAAATTTCAGTTGAAATTAAAAATATGGGATTAGATGAAAATTGTTACAGAGTTCGTGGCTCAAATGAACCTACAGAACAAGAGCAGATATTAGCTAATGCAGAGCCAACCGGTGAAGCATTACTAGATGAAATTGATTTAGAAAAAGGCAATACTAAAGTCAAACACAAAGATTATTTTGGTGACGAATTCAACAAAGGTTTCTTAAAAGATTTAAGCAAAACTGCTAAACAGCAAAAGAAAGAAAGCGGGCAAGGGGAATACAAACTACCCAAGACCAAACAAGATAAAGTTGGTGCTAAAAGCGCCTTGGGGAGTTAATAAATGGATTTTCAACAATTACTAGCAAAGATGGTTGAGTTAGATCAACCGACAACAGAAACAATAGCAGCACCAACTGTAGACGAGTGCGGTCCGATGGGAATGACTCCTCCGATGGCAGATCAAACTCCACCTCCAGCTCATCCTTCAATGAGTGTTAATTTAAATGCTCAAGGTATGGATAATATCGAAAGCCTAATGAAGCTGATGACTAAGGTTAATCCAGATATGATTAATCAGCCACAAGGCGGTATGCCTCCAATGCCTAGTTTAACCGGTCCAGGACCAAGCATTGCTAGTATCAAACCAGAATTACCACCGTTAAAAATGTTGCCTGATTTAGACGCAGATAACGATGATATGCCGGGCGGTGAGAAAGACATGGAAATTAA